GGATTGCCAGTAAAGTTCGCCGAGTAATACTTCTTGTTCGCCTAATTGTTGGAGTTTTGGCCAGAAGAAATCATATCGAGTTTGCCGTTGCCAGAATCTTTCGAGACCTTGCTGATAAGTAATATCTGCTCGGGCGTTGCACATGCCGATAACGTAGCCGTGCTCAACGAAAGACTTTGTAAAGCCAATGCTTGAATCAGACGTTGAAGCTGTGGCGAAGGCCGCGAGTGATCCCTTATAAGCCGTTCCCGAAGTTGGAGCAGTTTGAGGCACAATGTGACTGTTGATTTTTTCACGGCCTCCTCCTAAGTATTCGGCACGTTGAAGGCGGGCGTCGCCGGTGTTTACGTTGAAATGATTAAGTACAATTTCTGTATATCTAGTTCCGCCTCGAGCGTCGAGTTCGAGTAGAGATTGAACTAAGATAGCTTCTCTGAGTTCGTTAATAGTAGCTGCTGTAGCTGCAGAGAGATCGGCGCGGATGTTTGGGTAGTTAGTTCCGCCGACAGTTTGTTTTTCGATGCGGAATGTTGTGTCATTTGAGCTTCCATCGATGAATGCGGCGTTGGCGTATGTTGATTGGGTTCCGTCGGATTCGTAAACTACTGAGTTTGTGTCGGTGAAGTTCGTGTTAAATTTACCGATACCTAGAACGGGAGCTGATGTTCCGAGAGGTAAAGATACGTCAGTGGCGCCTTTTTGTGGGTTTGGTAAGCAGCTTGTGAAGTAGTCGTGTTTTTTCCGACGCTTCAAAAGAGTTGCTGATGTGGTTGTGTCAGGACCATTGGCGGTTGAAACTGTGACTGAATTATCGAGGTCTTGAGATCGGAACCATTCGTTCCAGATTCGCGCGTAAGCGCGTAAGGGTAATACATTGGGTAAGGTGTAAGCTCCGATACCGCCAGTGTTGTTGGTTGGTAAGCCCATATAATCGTAGATTGAGCCGACTGTTGCGGTATTATCTGCGATAGCTTTGGTAGGGATGGTAAAGTCAATTGAGTCTCCTGGATTGACTTGAGAACCGCAGAATTTTTCCCAGTTGTCCCAGAGTAATCTATTTGGGACGAAGAAGAAGAAGTAATCAATATAAAGATTGTCCATAATGGGAACGAGCTGAGTAGCAAGGCGAGAGAATGTACGTAGAGAAAGGTTAACAGTGTCACCAGGGAGTACTTCGTCGACGAAACACGGGATGAGGTAATCGAAGTCATAGGTAGTTTTCCTTTGAAATGATCGGTCGAATTGTGAGCGTGATGAGTTTACGCTTGGGGTTTGGGCGAATGAATGTTGCGAATGTCGGTTGCCTAATTGCATGTGTTCTCCTTTAGAACTTCAGATATCTCTGAAGCATGTTTTTGAATTTTGATTGGGAGATTTTTCTCCGCGCATGGTTTCGTTCATCGTGATATTGGTAGTGTTCTTTGTCAATATCGTTTTGTTTGAGTGCTGCGAGTGCTTTGTCTACTTTTATTTTAGTGACGTAGCGGTGCCATTCGTCTGGTTTATTTTTTTGGAGCCATTTTTCGTAATAGCGAGGGATACTTCCCAGTGGCCGGCCATTAATGATAAGTGTTCCATAGTTGAATATGTCGGAATAGTGAGATTCCAGCCATCGTTTCCCGATAGCATTTTTTTGACTTTTTTTAGATATCGCTTTGTAACCAGCTCTTTCGTCTTCTTCATGGGCCAGTGATTTCGCGCTGTAGCGTGCCACATAACCAGCAGATTCGAAAGTAACTTCGCCGTAGCTGGAGAAGCCGTGTGGCCAAAGTTTCTCGAGAGTCTTAGAGCGATAGAGCGTGTCTCCACGGGGGTTAAGGTTCCAAGGAGTTCCGTCCTTTGGGGACCAGTTAAAGATAATAGCGTGCCAATGAGGACGTTTATTGATCGTTCCATATTCTCCTGTCACGAACATGCCTACTTCATTATTAGTAAGTTTGCGTAGCCTTTTCATAAATTTCTGAAAATCTTCATAGACTAACTTTTTTGAATTTAGGTGTTCGTCATTGTAAGTTAGGGTTATAAAGCAGTTGTCTGGGTGCATTTGAGCTTCGTGGACGCAGCGAACAGCCCATTGACGTGCGTAGTCAAGGCGGCATTCTATGCATTTTCCACATGGTAGTTGAAATGTAGCGTATTCTTTGCAATAGTTTTTAGGAGACCAAGCTAAGGTCTTTCCGTCGGATTTGAAACCTACGGATCGGGGGCTCGTGCAGCGCATTGTACGGGCCTTTGTTTAAAGTCTGATTCCACCGCGCATTTTGCGGGGATTGATTGAATTGACCGAATGGATTCCAGTGTTTTTCTTGAAATGTTTTTTAGAGCCTGATTTGGACATAGGTCGACGTTTCATGTTCACCTCTTTTTTAATGTTAACTGGTTTTTGATTGTTTGCAAGGGTTTGTTTTTGACACTTTTTAAGGAAAAGGTGTCAGTGGGCCTAATTACATCTAGTGCAGTAATTAGGCCAACGCAGTTTATTGAACTGCTTGCGGTCCCTTTTGTCTTACAAGTTGGACCGCTTTTACGATATGTTGCGGTGAGTCTAGTGATTTTAGTTTACCGGAATTGTCGTCGTAGTCGCCGAGATAGTACAGATCGAAGTCTTCCGGATATTTTGCGAGCGTAGTTTCTTCGTTGTTAACGGCTGCGTTAAAGTCGCGTTCGGCTTCGCCGTGGGTGACTTTAAACCATGGGTTTAAGAATGCTTCGGCTTTTGCGTCGCGGATTGCGTACATTTTTTTGATCATATGATCTCCTTAGTTGGCGTTATTGCCAGACCTAAGGTGTGGTGTGTTTCGACAGTGTCAAGGTTTAACCTGGTCGATTTCTGGTTTTTCTTCCTTTTTTTCGGAAGGTTGTGGAACTGGATGTGCTTTGACGAAGTCGCGAATGAGCTTAATAAGCTCTATTAGCCAGTTTACGAGGGTTTTGTATTTCATGAGACGGGCGATGAGGTCCATGATATTGCGCATGTTGGATGCCTTTCTGGGGGCTTTAATGCCCCAGTGTTAGTATATCGCGTCGCTGCGGTAGTTGCGGTCCAGTTTTTAACTGCGATTGATTTTTTGGTTGTAGGTGTGGCTTTTTTGCCACACGGGGAAAGGCTCGGCCTGCTCCGACAAACCCAGTCGCAGAGCGTAACCGAGCCTGATTTTTTGCCTTGGCGTGGGATCCCCAGGATCCAAAGGCAAAAGATTTAGGAGGGGATCGCGCTGATTGATAGCATTAAGATGCGCCAACAAGTTGGCACACCTTATGCGTATCGGTAAGCGGCGATGCGGGGAATTAGTTCTTTGTCAGGGCGGGTTCTTGCGAACCCTAACAAAGGAACTAATATGTTTAAATTTCAATTAATATTAATAAAATTAAGAAATGAATTTAAGAAATTTTTAGGAATAGAGAGAGATTATTCAGAGTTAACTGATAGTGAGATTAGAGATTTAGAGAGTTAAGATGGGTACAACGCGGGGAGTTTTTGATTTATAGTTTTAGTGTTTTAGGGAGAGTGCGTTGAGGTAACAAGGGATTGTGACCGACGAAAGATTGATCATCTTTCTGAGTGCTAGCAAGGAATTGCGAGCAGAAGGGCCCCTGATCGGGGCCCTTGAAAGTTTAAGTTTTAGGTACTTGAGGGGTAGCGGGTCCCGTAGAAGGGACATGTTTCGGTTTTACTAAACCGAGTTTTGCGGCTTCGTCATAGTTTTTATTGTCAGATACGAAGTCGATAAGTTCTTGGGGATTTTCGGAAAAGCGATTTCGAATGACAGATGGTAACTGATTAAATGAGGCTTGTGCTTTTTTTACAGCATTCATCATTTCATGATAGTCACCCAAGTTAGAGAAGTCAGCAACGACAGATGGAATGTCGGGGAGAGAATCCATTGAGTGTTTTCGCATAATAGAGTTAACATTGACCATATCCCTTAAATGTTTTTGAGTTTTTGAAGGTTCTGTGTTGACTGTACAAACCCTGATCGAGCCATCGGCTCGTCGTTCTATGCGTTGACCATTGTCATCGCTTTTTTTGATTAGTTCATTAATTTTTGTAACTTCTGCTTTAGCCATTTTTTCTCCTTATGGTAATTTTCTATTATAGTTAAAGTTTTGAACGGGAGCATCCCAAGATGGGCCTTTATCGGTTCCATTGATCCAGTTTTTTTCTTGAATATGTTTTTTTGCTTTAGTGCCAATGTTAGTAGTCGTTTTCATAATGGTTTCAGCAAGGTCGCCTTTTTCGGCTCCTAATTTTTTAGCGCGGGTATCCATATCAGTATTCCGAGTTTGAGCCTTAAGAAGTTCAATTTCTTGAGCTTGTTTTTTAGCCGCAAGATGGAGTTGATATGCTTGGGATGCTGTTGAACTAAGACCGGACGCAACATTTTCCTGTTGCGCTTGGGATCCCCCGGGGGAACTGGCGCCGGCGTTAGCGGACAAGATTGGGTTAAGACCGGCTGCTTTAAGATCGGCAACTTCACGGACATGCGCTGTTGAGGACATTTCGGATTGGAAGGCTCGATTTTTACGAGCCTCCCTAGCATTAGCTTGATTATTGAATATGCCGCCGATGATCCCGGCTCCGGCTCCTATTAGTGCGCCTGTAAAGGGGTCCATTAGAACCTCCCTAATGTAGCAGGTACAGCGTAAGAAACCATCGGACGAGCGTGTTTATAATCGAACCACATGTCTGCTATAATATGGTGTTCGGTCGTAACCGCAAGGGCTCGAGCGATGGGAGTATTGGAGGCGATGAAAGTAGCGTTGAGAGCAGGTTCAGAGCTAAATTCTTCAGCCATGTGCCACATGTCTAGTGGAGTTGCATATTGAGAGCGGAATTTGCCAGTAATTTGAGATGGTTTGTATCGGTATTCGGCATAGCGTTCTTGGTATCCGAAGACGTCATCATTTTTAGCAGATGCGTCGGATTGCCAGTAAAGTTCGCCGAGTAATACTTCTTGTTCGCCTAATTGTTGGAGTTTTGGCCAGAAGAAATCATATCGAGTTTGCCGTTGCCAGAATCTTTCGAGACCTTGCTGATAAGTA